GTGGACCGTACAGAGTCTACCGTGATGGTGACGACAACATATATCACTCAGTTACACATATTTTAAAAGAAACCGCACCCCAACATACAAAAGATGCTCTGGAAAACTGGCTCAAAAGATCTGACTCCTATATGGAACGTGATATTGCTTGCGAAAGAGGAAAGCTGGCTCACTCTCATGCAGAATTTGTACTCAAACTTGCATCAAAGTTTGCCCGTCAAAACGCAAACAAGCGAGGTATATGGCGAACAGGTGATGATGGATTGGAACGCTGCCCGAAAAAAGTCACACAGTGGGGCTTACAGAAAGCAGTTGAATCCGCACCTCGTGTTAGCTGGAGTGCGTCAGGCTACGCAAGAGGTTTACGATCATTCATATTGGAACGTGTAACCGCCATTCATGCAGTTGAGTTCTCCGTGTACAAACCAGGCTACGGATTTGCTGGCACAGCAGACGCTTTATTGGATATTGATGGAGATGGGCCATTCATAGTGGATTGGAAGACTGCCAAAGAAGTAAGGTCTGACGATATGATCGAACAATTCTGTCATCAACTTGGAGCGTATAGTATTGGACTCGAACATCTCACAGGAATCAAGCCGAAATACGGGGCAGTTGTAGTAGCTCGCAGAAGTGGAAAACCACAAATAAAACTCCTGAGTTCTCTCGAACTAGCAGGAGCAAGAAGTTTGTTTTTAGAGAGAGTGGATCGTTACCACAAAAACCTAAAAGAGTTAGCCGTTGTCTAGCCTATTTTCTTTAAGTGTTTCAGCTAAAATATCATACCCTAAATCTTCAGCTAAATTTTCAATATCTTCAGCATCTAATGGGTGGGTACATATATTATCTATAGACCTCGAATGAGCATCTTTAAATAAAGTAATTAGATGGTTAATGTTTGGATCGTTAGTCATGGTACAAGTCCTCTATTCTTTTTTCAGTACGTTTTGAATGTTCTATGTAATCTGAGATATGCGAGGTACATATCTCTTCTACAGGATCAGTAAAAAAGTCATCATCTAATACGTTGATGACAACATTTTCAGATAGTGGATCGCCAGTAGGACAAATTTCTTCATCTTCAGTGTCCACTGTAACTAACAGAGTTACTAAAACTTTTTTAATCAAGTGGTTCACCTCCGATTTTTTCATAACAGATTTGACATAAACAACTATTACCTTTTAAGTAATAATCGGAATCCCAAAATAACCCATAAGTATTATCAATCATTTGACATTTGTCACAAGTATTTAATTCATATTTTTCAGAATTAAGAGTGTAAAATCTTTTTTCCTGTGGTTCGAGATCACAGTAGCTCTTACACATAATTTGTTTAATCTTCATAGCCAGTCGTGCCATTTTGTACCGAAGCTCGACATAACTTCGTCATCTGTTGGTTCGTAATCATCATCTGTTTCAGATGGATAATTTTCTTCATCTGGATCGGGATATATACCCGAATCCTGCAAATCTTTAATTGCATCATCTTCACGCTGGCTGTCCAGTGCAGATTGATGGTTGTGCATAAATGAATCAGTCATCATCATTATTCCTATAAAATTTGTAAGTTGAAGAATCATCATCAGCAGTTAGCCTTACCCAACTATTTGGGCATTGATCTAACCAATCGTGAAATTCTGTTTCCATTAAACTTGGATCGCTAGTCATTTGTTATCTCCTCTAAATCAGATTTATGAAACTCTAATTTATCGTCATCAGTTTCAGCACAATCATCAATTATAACAACTTTATTGCCATAATCTTCAATTACTTCACCTGATATGGAATATAAAGAATCATATTCTTCAGTTGTTGTGACATAATCTCCAATTTTAATCATTTTAGTTAAATTCATAGTTTTCTAAATCGGGTGGATAATTTTGACCATATTTGTATAGTTTCAAGGTATCTATCGTTGTCCTTTTCAACTAATTTGTAGTTTTGTGCTATATCCCACACTTGGTCAAGTACTTTTTTGTTCTTGTCCACTCGTGTTGGATCGCCTGTCTTTTCTTGTTCCCATTCGTATTCCCTAAGAGCATCAGCAAAATACCTGTAAGCAGTACTTTCAGGTATCTTGTTGTCCACTACAAGAATGTCAACAATATCTTTTCTTTGTAGCTGCTCTTCTGGTTTTTTATCTTCATTAGAAACAAGTAACTTCTGAATGAAGTCAGTTGCTTTTTTCTTGTCCATTAACAACTCTCCTGTCCAGTGTGTTGTTCCCAGTTATTAGAAAACTCACAATAAACTTTTATTCTGTTAATCACTTCTTCCATAGTGAAGCCACGTTGTATAGTGTCATCACCAAAAGCTAAATCAGAAATCTCTTCAATAAAATTGTGTCTTTTATCTGGATCGCTCCACGCACTGTCCAGTGGAAACTCTGGGTGTTTTTGTTTGTATTTCATTAGAGATAACCACAACCCTCTTCGCCTTCCAATTCGTAGAACCAGTTGACGGAAATAAAACGACCATCACTATAAGACTTCTCGTCTTTACATTCGTATCTGGATCGTAACTCATTAACTATTGGCTCTGGTGGACTCCATGCAGTATTAAAAGTTATCTCAAGAAAATCCTCATCATCTTGGGTTACTTCAATTTCACAAGCACCCCATTTTGTACCCCAATTAGTACAACGCCAATCGTACCATCTGTCATCTTGTCTACCAGTTGATGCAAATTTAGGACAATCCCATTCTTTATTTGGATCGGGTGGGGTAGGTATTTCTCCAATCTCTCCTCTAGGATCAGAGAACGCATAAGCCTTTGCATATTCTTCAGTTAATGGAATAGTTTTCCAATCTGGCTCTGGTATCAAAGAATTAAAAGGATTCTCACCTTCAAAAAGTTTTTTAACTTCTTGTATTTTTGCAGAGTCATCACCTCTGACTCGTAGTCTATTGTGTGTCCAATTTGGCATAAGTAATACCTCAGTAATTAATTGTGGATTAGTGAACACTATTATTGTAGTACATGATATGATAATTTGCAAAAATTTTTCTCACTTTTTATTTTCAGTAAGAATTCTGAGAATTTAAAAATCGCCCATTCATAAGAGCTATTTTGTTGGTTCGTGTATTTTTTGTTTTTTGAATTTTTTGGCTAAAAATCGAGTTATTTCAAGGAATCCGTGCAAAATCGTGCGAAATCCAACCCCACGCAGTAGACACCACGCAAAAATTAAATAAAGCGTACAATATTATATGAGTATAAATACTTAGTAAAAATATTGATAAACTATAATAAATCAAGGGAAAAATTATGCAATATCTATTGTTAAATACTTATTATTGTAGTAATATAGAAGAGATACTATATAGTATCAATTTTCAATTACACCCAAAAATTAAAATGAACAATCAAATCGAACTTTTCAAAAATCAATTAGAAAATACTATTACAATGAATAGCAACCAATTTTCTAAAAATTTAAACAATCAATTAAATGCTGAAAAATTAGGCTATCAAAATTCCAGCAACGAAACTATTTTTAAAGGGTCTAATTTTATAGACGATTCTCTAAAAACAGATTTAGACATTATATGGAAAAATAATGAGCTAGATTTTGAAGCAGTAGAAAGGGAATTATATTTTAAAAATGCAAAAGGGGAAATGATAAAAATAAATAATCATCAGGCTATATGCCACGATACAAAAGACCAACTTTTGAATATTCCAAAAATGCAATATACAACTTTGCAATTATCCACAATTAAAAATTTGATTAGTGAGATAAGAGGCAATACAACTATTGAAAGTATTATGAACGTAGACAACAAAAGATTTGTTTTTAACTTAGCGGTTGATAATGCAACAGCAGATGTAAAACAAGATGACCCCCATAAGTTACGTTTATGTATTGTATCTAGTCATGACTCAAGCGTATCGTGTCATATTTCGTTTATTCACTTTCGCATGTTTTGTTTTAATCAAATGAATAAATTAAAACAGTCTAATCCTTTAGTTTTTAAACATACAAAATCTATTAACGATAATGTAAAAAATATAAATCGTATTATTGATTTTAATAAAGGGCAATTTACACAATCAATAGAAGATTATAAGTTGATGATTAAAAAAGAGATAACAGATAATCAAGTAAAAGAAGTTTTAGAAAAATTATATTTTGATAAGTGGAACGGTAAGAAAGTATGTATTGATAGAACATTAAAGCAAGAAAGAGACAAGACATATCTTGATTTAGTAGAGGTTAAACAGATTAAGGAGAATTTAGAAAAAGAATTTAATCAAAACGGTAGAACTGCGTATAGCTTACATAATGGGATTAATTACTATTACTCGCATCAAATGGGTGCTAGTAATATTAAAGACGAATCAGAAAAAGCTAGGATAAGAATGGAACAAAATTATTATGGTAAAAACTCAGCTATTATTGATAAATCAAAAGAGTTATGTTTAGCTTTATAAGTTAAGTTATCAATTAACACTATATGCCCCGTATCAAAACGGGGTTTTTTATTGTGTATTTTTTGAATGTTTTTAAATTTTTTAGGTATGTTCTATTGTGCTACTTTATAGAATTATAGAAATCTTAACTGTATCATTAAGACTAGTAAAAACCTAGTCACACACTAAACCCAATCTCATTAATCTTACTGTTTTTAGTGTCTTTATTTACTAAAATAATATTTTAGTGTTGTTTACTATCTCACAAAGTACGATATAATAAGGGTAGGCAATAAGCCTATTTAAAAACCATCTTTATTTTTATTATGTCTACTAGATCAGTTATTGGAATTATGAATGATGACAAAACGGTTAACTCTGTTTATTGTCATTTCGACGGCTACCCCGAACACACGGGTTATTTTTTAAAAAAGTTTTTTGATACCACCGAAAAAGTAAACAATCTTATTTCTAATGGTGACATATCATCTTTATTAAGTAATCAAAATTGGAATAGAGAAACCCACCCAAAAATTAATAACAAACAAGTTTTAAAAACTTTGTACTATTTCGATAGACCCGAAAAATGGGAAAATATCAAACCACAAAAACATGAAAATGTTTTGGGATTTTTTGAGAGAGATTGTGCAGATGAATTTAAGTATTTATTTCTACCTAGTGGAAATTGGAACTATAACTCTAAGGGTGTTTGGAAGTGCTACGAAACCAGCGACCCAACAAAACCAGCACCAACAATAACTATTCCTGATACATCAAGATTTTATGATAATGAAAATCAAATGGTAATTTATGGATTTCCTAAAGTATCAAGAATTAAGGAATTAACAAAATGAAAACACAATCACAAATTTTTAAAACAAAAGTTTTAGAACAAGTAAAGCGATTAACAAACACTGGCCAACACGTAAAGGCTAGTAAATTATTTAACAAGTATTTTCAAATCTAATTAATCATGTACGAAACAAACACCAACACCGAAAACAAAAAAGCTTTTCAAAAATGGTTAAGACAATGCCCCGAAAATGCTTATGTAGATTTTCAAAAACAATTTAGAGACGAGCCGAAAAAGTTTAAAGTTGTAATTTCTTTTGAATAAAACAATGACAGACAAACGAACTAAAAAACAAATTAAAGAAGATGCTAAAGCCATGCGAGATTTAAACGAATGGTCACGCAAAGTTTTTGGATACACGAAAAACGGCTGGCTTTATGTTGATAATAAACCAGTTTCTTATATTGGAAATGATGACGAAGACGAATAGTTTTTATTCTCTTAGCTCATAGCAACCCCACAAACACAAAACCATGTACAAACCAAACACCCACCGAACCGCAGCAGCTACCACGCAACGCAAAAAACAAGTAATAGCACTGACTTTGTTTTTATGCTCTTTTTTGTTTGCTAGTTGGTACGCACCCGAAGTTGTAAACCACCACCCCACCCCACAAGCTAACGTGAGATAATACACGCACCCACACAAGCCACCACGCCCCACCAGTTGGGGTTTTTTATTGGCTATTGATCTTACAATCCACCGCACCCCACCAACACCCCACGCACCGAACACCACACGCACAGCCCACCGCACCCACAGCCCACCGCAGGGGCAGGGTAGCAAAAAATTTTATTTAGTATAATGGACCCCTGAACCTACTGATAAATCTACAAATTAAGACTATTTTTTCTTTCCTTCTACGCTTATAGAAAGTTGTGGAGTGTTTAGATTAATTGTCTCCTCACTCTCCCCTAAAACCTTCCCTAACGAATCCAATATCTGAGCAGCAGTCTGTAATTGACCCCTTTTCATCGCTTTATTGAAAAGACGCATCCTCATACCCTGCAATCTTGCAATCATCTTCTCTCTATCCTTTTCCCAATCCTCATCGTTCCATTCTTTTACCTTTTTCCAATCACTCCAAGCTGTATCAACCCCAATATTCTCCTTGGAAGCGTGGTCTATCACCAACTGCCTAGTAGTCAAACCCTCAAGTTGACGACTATATAACCTCTGCCTCCTCGCTTCTATAACAACATTGGGATTTCTTTTCCCACAAACCTTCCCACCTAATGGTGCGTTAGGACTATCAACATTTGGACGGTAGTATGCTTGAGCCACGGACTAAATAAATACTAATACTTGAATAATAACCCTAAAAACCTCATTTAGTCGACAAAATCAAGGAAATTTGTTCATATTTAAGCTATTCTTTACTACATGAGTACAAATACAACCGAAAATTTATCACTTAGATGGGCACAGGGGGAGGTGTTCAACGCAGAACAAAGATTTAGAGTCCTGGTAGCTGGCAGAAGATTTGGAAAATCCTACTTATCCTGCATAGAACTAATAAAAGCAGCAATAGACCGCCCAGGCGAAACCTACTTCTACTGTGCCCCAACCTATCGCATGGCAAAAGACATAGCCTGGAAAGAAATAAAAAAGCTAATCCCACGAGAATGGGTCCAATCCAAAAACGAAACCGACCTCAAGATCGAACTAATCAATGGATCGCTAATCGAACTCAAAGGCACTGAAAACGCAACAACCCTCCGTGGCCGAAGCCTCGCTGGAGTAGTACTTGACGAAGCAGCCTTCATGGATTCCGATGTATGGTTCCAAGTTATTAGACCTGCCCTCGCAGATAAACAAGGTTGGGCACTTTTTATATCCACACCAGATGGCACAGCATCATGGTTTTACGATTTATGGTGTTACGTTCCAGAAGATGTATCAGGTGATTGGAAACGCTGGAGCTTCACAACAATAGACGGGGGTAACGTTCCAGCAGAAGAAGTCGAAGCAGCCCGATCCCAATTAGACAACAGAACATTCAAGCAAGAATTTGAGGCAAGTTTCGAGAATCTCACTGGTCTCGTTGCAGTCTCCTTTTCAGATTCCAACATTTCTACAGACGCAGAGGATATATCCATCGCCCCACTCTTACTAGGAGTCGACTTTAACGTAGACCCACTCTGCGGAATCTGTGCAGTCCGCTACCGAGAATACCTATACGTCTTCGATGAAATAATTATGACGGGTGGAGCAACAACCTGGGATTTTGCAGAAGAGGTAACCAACCGATATGGAATAGAACGAAGAGTAGTAGCTTGCCCTGACCCCACGGGTGCTGCCCGAAAAACATCAGGAGTAGGCTCAACGGACCACACTATCCTACGCAGAAGCGGATTTACTGTATCTTCTCCAAAAGCACCCTGGAAAATAAGAGACAAAATTACATCAGTAAACACCGCACTATATGACGCAGCAGGAGAAAGACGAACTTTAATCCACCCACGCTGTAAAGAATTAATAAAATCCCTCCGCACCCTCACATACGCACCAAATACAGGGATGCCTAATAAAAATCTGGGAGTTGACCACGCATTTGACGCTTTCGGTTATCTTTGTCTACAGCAATTCAATTTGGCAAAACCAGAGACACTAGGTCAAACTTCGTTTAGAATATACTAAGA